TTGACTTTGCTGCCCAGCTTCGCAAAGGAGGCAATCAGTGAGCGAAATTAATTACCAGGCACTGCGTGAGGTGGCGGAACGTGCAATTCCAGCAATGGAACGCCTGTTAATGTTGCCAGTTGATGATGATTTGTTAAGTGAACAGGAACTTAAAGATTACGGTGTGGATATTGATGCGCTCAATGCCTTCAAATTTCTGACCGGACCAGAAACCGTGCTGGCACTACTGGATGAACGGGAAAGAAACCAGCAATACATCAAACGCCGCGACCAGGAGAACGAGGATATTGCGCTTACGGTTGGGAAGCTGCGCGTTGAGCTTGAAGCAGCAAAATCAAAACTCAACGAGCAGCGCGAGTATTACGAGGGAGTTATCTCTGATGGGTGCAAGCGTATTGCTGAACTGGAAGCGCGGGAAGTTCAATTACCGACTCGCTACGACCTTCGATATGGACACCCGATAAATGCAGATGAGCGACAAGTCATGATACCTAAAGAAAATGGCAGTTGGCTTTACCTGATTGACCTAGAACACGCATTACGCGTCGCTGACATTCGCATCAAAGGAGAGTGATATGGCGTTAACACACCACGAACTCTGTCAGATTGCGTACAAGTTCCTTAAGCGCAACGGGTTCAAGGTTTGCTTTCATGACCGCTTTGTTGCTGTAACCAGTACCGGAGAACAGCCAGATGCTATGGGATTCAGAAATTCAGCATCATGCCTGATAGAGGCGAAGTGTTCTCGTGCTGACTTGTTGGCAGATAGAAAAAAGCGTTTCCGTAAAAATCCCTCACTTGGCATGGGCGACTGGCGATTCTTTATTAGTGAGCCGGAAATTATTTCAGTTGAGGATTTACCTCCCGGCTGGGGATTACTTCACGTTGTTAACGGAAGAGTACGGAAAGTACATGGATGGCCCAGGGGTAATTGCTGTTGGGGTAATCCTGACGATAAGCCATTTACCGGGAATAAGCAGGTTGAATGCGATTACATGTTATCTGCATTAAGGCGCATGGAGCTAAGAGGACACCTTAATGAAATATATGACGGTGTAATTGTTAATAAGAAAGAAGGAAACGCAGCATGACCACTTTAACCGACAAAGAACTGATTAAAGAAATCAGAGAGCGTATAGGCAGCCTGGACGTCCGAGACAATATTGAGCGTCGGGCTTATGAAATTGCTCTGGCATCGCTGGAACGCGAACAGATTCGCCACGAGCATGCCAAATGGTCTGACTCCACATTTGGCTGCGTTGGCCCCATTGGTCCGCTGAAACATCTCTCAAAAGAGGCACTGGAAGCCGCAGCCGAACCAGACGATCTTAGCGAGTGGGCTGATATGCAGTTTCTGTTGTGGGATGCACAGCGCCGTGCTGGCATCAGCGATGCTGAAATTACCGCCGCTATGGAAGATAAATTGAAGATCAACATGGAACGCCAGTGGCCTGAACCAAAAGATGGTGAGCCTCGCTTGCACATTAAAGAACCCGGCAACTCTCCGGTAACTCCGGCTCGCCTGCCTGGTGGTTTCACCATTGAGGATGCGAAGGCATTACATGAAGACCTGGTTCGCAGCCACATAAGCCAGGCTTTAAGTGGTGAAAAGATGAAAAAGAACGATCGCGATGCTGATTTGCGCTGGATTCATGGCGTAATAGTTCAGGCAGCGTGGTTTGTAAAAGCATCACTGGAGCAAAATGCACTATCGGGCAACTATCCGGTAACTCCGGATGGTTGGATAAGCTGTAGTGAGCGAATGCCGAAAAAGAATCAGAACGTACTTATTTCGGTGAATTTCGATAGTGATCTGGTTGAGCCGCTAATATGCTCCGCACGCTATACCGGAAGTACCTTTCGGCGAGGACAAGCAACGATTAAGCCGGGTAATGGTATTGAGCAGGCACCCCACTGGATGCCGCTGCCAGAACCGCCGCAGGAGGTGAATCAATGAGCTGGCCTGATGCAATCGTAACTCTGGGGATGGTATTCGCAGTAGCGTTTGTTGTGTACTCGATTTGTCGATGGGGATAACCACATGTTCGCTTTGATTCAACGCGGGCAGATATACACCGATAGTGCTGGCTACCCGATAAAAATTGTTCGCTGCATAAACAACACTGTGTTGTACAGAAGAATGGATGGACGAACACAGTCAGTAAAAATAAACGATTTCAATGAACTGTTTGAACGGATTGATCACCAGGAATACCGACAAATTCTGGCAGAAACAGAGCAGGAAGCTCATCTGAAAAAATTACGGGCCATGAAAAGGAAGTAAACAATGAATAAAGCATTTGAACGATGGGTCCACCAGCGTTACGGCAATCGCTATGATCTGACGCGAGATGTTGACGGTTTCTACTGTCGTGAAGTTGTGAAGCGAATGTTTGAAGTGTGGTGCCACTGCCGTGGATGAAAGTTTTATGAGGTTGGCATGCAGACAATCATCTATCAGATAACCCCCAGCAAATGGTGTACGGAGAGAGTCCTTATTGCATCAACAGGGCTAAAGCCCGGCACCATCGAGCGGGCCAGAAGAAAGTCATGGATGCAGGGAAAAGAATACCGCCATTACGCTGTAGAAGGTGATCCTGGGCATTACAGTGAATGCCTGTACAACATCGAAGAAATTATGCGATGGATCGAAAACCAGAAACAACCAGGTGCCAAAAATGCAAGTTCCGGTTAACCTGTTAATGCTCCTGGACGTCTGGGAGGTTTAATGAGTAACGTATCATACCCGACAGGCGTTGAAAACCATGGAGGATCACTCCGTATATGGTTTCACTATAATGGCAAACGTGTCAGAGAAAACCTCGGTGTTCCTGACACCGCCAAAAACCGGAAGATCGCAGGTGAACTTCGCACTTCCGTTTGTTTTGCAATCAGAATGGGGTGTTTCGACTACGCCACACAGTTCCCTAATTCCCCTAACCTGAAACACTTTGGTCTGGGAAAAAGAGAGATAACCGTTAAGGCACTTTCGGAAAAATGGTTGGACCTTAAGAAAATTGAGATTTGTGCGAATGCACTTAATCGTTACCAGTCAGTAATTAAAAACATGTTGCCTATGTTGGGTGAGAAAAAACTGGTTTCATCCATAACAAAAGAGGATTTACTTTTCGCAAGGAGAGATTTGTTGACCGGTTACCAAAAGCTTTCTAATGGAAAGATTTCTTCCATAAAAGGGCGCTCAGTGGTCACAGTAAACTACTATATGACAACCATAGCTGGAATGTTTCAATTTGCAACAGATAATGGTTATACCTCAGGAAACCCATTTAACGGTCTGGCACCCTTAAAAAAGTCCAAGGTAAAACCAGATCCTCTCACCCGTGACGAATTTATTCGTTTTATTGAGGCTTGCCGTCATCAACAAACAAAAAACCTGTGGATTCTCGCTGTATACACGGGTATTCGTCACGGGGAGCTGGTATCGCTGGCATGGGAAGATATAGATCTTAAAGCAAGGACTATAACCATCCGTAGGAATTATACAAAACTTGGCGAATTCACTCCACCAAAAACCGATGCTGGCACCGGAAGGACAATTCATCTGGTTCAACCAGCTATTGATGCTCTTAAAAGTCAGGCGGAAATGACCATGCTTGGAAAGCAACATTCTGTAGAGGTAAAGCAGAGGGAATATGGGAGAAGTACTGTGCATAAATGCACTTTTGTTTTTAGTCCTCAGGTAATAAAACAGCGGCAGTTTTCCGGACCGCACTATAAGGTTGACTCCATCAGGGAGTCATGGACAAGTATCTTAAAACGCGCAGGTCTGAGACACAGAAAATCGTACCAATCCAGGCATACTTATGCATGCTGGTCACTTGCCGCTGGAGCTAATCCTAGTTTTATCGCAAGCCAGATGGGCCACACAAACGCACAAATGGTATTCAATGTTTACGGAGCATGGATGAAAGACAACAATCACGAACAGATAGAACTCCTTAACAAAAGACTATCTGAAAGTGTCCCATGTATGCCCCATAAGAAAGCTGGGTAAAATAAAAACTTGCAAAATCAATTAGTTTACCCTTAATCCCTGTCACGTTACGCGCGTGGCAGAGGCGTTACGGATTGCTGAAACCGCAACGGACAGACGGCGGTCATCGGCTGTTCAACGATGCCGATATTGACCGGATCCGCGAGATCAAACGCTGGATCGACAACGGCGTGCAGGTCAGCAAAGTAAAAATGCTGCTCAGTAATGAAAATGTTGATGTGCAGAACGGCTGGCGCGATCAGCAAGAAACATTACTGACTTACCTGCAAAGCGGCAATCTGCATAGCCTGCGAACGTGGATCAAAGAGCGCGGTCAGGATTACCCCGCCCAGACACTCACCACACATCTGTTTATTCCTCTGCGCCGACGGCTTCAGTGCCAACAACCGACTCTCCAGGCGCTGCTGGCGATCCTCGACGGCGTACTGATCAACTACATCTCTATTTGCCTGGCTTCGGCGCGCAAAAAACAGGGTAAAGATGCACTGGTGGTTGGCTGGAATATTCAGGATACCACTCGTCTGTGGCTGGAGGGCTGGATTGCCAGTCAACAAGGATGGCGCATTGATGTCCTCGCCCACTCGCTCAATCAACTACGCCCTGAACTGTTCGAAGGCCGTACATTGCTAGTATGGTGCGGTGATAATCGAACCTCCGCCCAACAGCAGCAACTCACCAGTTGGCAGGAACAAGGCCATGATATTTTCCCACTCGACATTTAATGATTCGTTAACAAATACGCTTTACTGTACAATCCTTTCGTTAACATAAGGAGTGCATTATGCGCATAGCTAAAATTGGGGTCATCGCCCTGTTCCTGTTTATGGCGTTAGGCGGAATTGGTGGCGTCATGCTCGCAGGTTATACCTTTATTTTGCGTGCTGGCTGAACGCCTGCACCAGCCTTTCAAACAGGCGGTCTGCGATGATCGCCGCCAGTGCCACCAGTAACGCTCCCTGGATCACATACGCGGTATTAAATCCGCTAAGCCCGATGATGATCGGCGTACCCAGCGTGTTGGCCCCTACCGTTGAGGCGATCGTCGCCGTGCCAATGTTGATAATCACCGAAGTTCGTACACCCGCCAGAATCACCGGAGCTGCCAGCGGTAGCTCGACCTTACGCAGTCGCTGACCACGACTCATTCCCATACCTTTCGCAACTTCTGTCACGCTGGCATCAATCGCTCCCAGCCCGGCAAGTGTCGCCTGCAGGACGGGCAGCACGCCGTAAAGGATCAAGGCGATAATCGCTGGTTTCAGACCAAAGCCGATCACCGGAACGGCAATCGCCAGCACCGCGACGGGCGGAAAAGTCTGCCCAACGGCGGCAATAGTTTCCACCAGTGGGCGAAATTCCGCACCCCACGGGCGAGTGACAGCAATTCCGGCACCAGTACCAATGATCACCGCAAACAAACTCGAAATTCCCACCAGCCAGAAATGAGCCAGTGCCAGAGCTGCAAAGCTTTCCTGCTGATAAACGGGTCGTGGCAGTTGTGGGAACAAGGCAGCAAACAGCGGCTGGCTGTAAGGCAGCCAGAAAATCAGCGCCACAAACAGAGCAATCAGCCAGAACAGCTGATCGCGCAACATCTTCATACGATTACGCCTCCTCCAGCAGATCCTGAAAATGCAGCGTGCCGCAAGGCTCGCCCTGCGTGTTCACCACCGGCAGCACTTCACATCCCCGCGCGACAAACAGGGAGAGCGCATCGCGTAGCGTCATCTCTTCTGCCAGCGCCTCACCTTCTGCCCGTTCTTCGCGACGCACGTAATCCGCCACGCTACGTAACGAAAGCAGGCGGACACCCAGTTCACTATGCCCAAAAAACTGGCGGACAAAATCATTCGCCGGATGAGTCAGCATCGCCAGAGGATTGCCCTGCTGCACGACTTCACCGTGATCCATCAATACCAGATGTTCTGCCAGCCGTAGCGCCTCATCAATATCATGAGTGACCAGCACAATAGTGCGCCCCTGCAAACGGTGAATGCGCGTCATCTCTTGTTGCAACGCGCCACGCGTTACCGGGTCCAGTGCGCCGAATGGCTCATCCATCAGCAAGACTTGCGGATCGGCAGCCAGCGCGCGGGCCACTCCCACACGTTGCTGCTGACCGCCGGAAAGCTGATGCGGATAACGCTCACGCAAATCCGGCTCCAGCCCCAGCAGCGCCATTAATTCGTCGATACGATCGTCGATCCGCGCCCGCGACCATTTTTGTAATTGCGGCACGGTGGCAATGTTTTGCGCCACGCTCCAGTGGGGAAACAGGCCAATAGATTGAATGGCATAGCCCATCCGGCGGCGCAACTCCAGCACTGGCAGCGAGCGAATTTCTTCTCCGGCAAAGCGGATCACGCCACTGTCATGCTCCACCAGGCGGTTAATCATTTTCAGAGTGGTGGATTTACCGGAGCCTGATGTACCAATCAGCACCGAAAAACTCCCCTCCTGAAAATTGAGATTGAGATCGTTAACGGCTTTTTGTGTGCCGAACAGTTTGCTGACATGGCTAAATTCAATCATTACGTTTCACCTTCAGCAGTGCGATAAGCAAATCGAACAGCGCGTCGGTAAGCACCGCCAGAACAATTACCGGGATCACCCCCAGCAACACTAAATCAATGGCACTGCTTAACAGCCCCTGAAAAACCAGCGCACCAAAACCGCCTGCGCCGATTAACGCCGCAATCACCGCCATACCAACGGTTTGCACCATCACCACCCGCAGGCTGCGCAGAAATACCGGTAACGCCAGCGGTAACTGAACATGCAGGAAACGCTGCGTCCCGCTCATCCCCATCGCTCTGGCGCTCTCCAGCACATCGCGCGGGATCTGGTTCAAGCCGACTACTACGCCGCGCACCAGCGGTAACAGGGCATAGAGCACCAGTGCAATCAGAGCGGGTGTCATTCCGGTTCCTGCTATGCCGAGCGTTCCCAGCCACGGAAAGGCCGTAACCAGCGCGGCAAGCGGCGCAATCAACAGGCCAAAGAGCGCTACCGAAGGCACGGTCTGAATGACATTCAGCAGAGAAAAAATCGCCCCTTGCCGCGCGGTGGAAAAGTAGCACCAGATGCCCAACGGCACACCAATCACTAACGCAGGCAGCACCGCACCAAACAGCAACGTCAGATGTTGTGCCAGCGCGTCGTCAAACACATCCTGACGGTTGGCGTATTCTTTCATTAACGAGAGATCGTTAAGCGTGCCGGAGTACAGCAACCACAGCGGAACAATGGCAATCTGCATATGCAACAACCAGCGCCACAGCGGATGCGTGGAGATTCGGCGGATGGCATCGCTACAGGCCAGCAGTGCCAGCGCCGCAGCCAGCCAGAAACCACTTCCGAGGCAGGTACGCGCCAGCGCACTACCATTTTGCGCCAGTTGTGTCGCCGCCTTTCCAGCTCCCCACACCAGCAATACGAAGACGAATTGCGCCAGAATGAGTGCAAAAATGCTGCCTTTTTTAGCGGGAATAAAACAGGCTGTCAGCCAGGCGCAACCAACGCCCACCAGCATCCAGAGAGTTTGCGGCCACAGCTGCCAGAGATGACGCCCCTCACCCGAAACTAAACGATTAGGTGCGTAACTGATAAACGGCAGCGCCGCTGCGATTGCCGTCAGCAACAGCAGCAGCGCCAGAACAGGATTAATACGGAAATAAGTCACGGGAAATTACTTCGTCCACCCTTTTTGTGTCAGGTAGTCGGCTGCCACTTTTTTGGCATCCAGTCCTTCCACTGCAATGCTGGCATTCAGCTGCTGCAATGTTTTTTCATCGAGGCTGGCGAAGACTGGCTGTAGCCACTGTGCTATTTGCGGATACTCTTTCAGCACCGACTCACGCACCACTGGCGCAGGCGCGTAGATAGGTTGCACGCCTTGCGGATCGCTTAAGGTTTGCAGCCCCAGCGCCGCAACCGGGCCATCGGTGCCGTAAGCCATTGCGGCATTAACGCCAGAAGTTTGCTGGGCAGCGGCTTTGATCGTCACCGCCGTGTCACCACCGGCCAGTGACAGCAACTGATCCTGACCGAGCTTAAAGCCATAGGCTTTTTCAAACGCGGGTAAGGCATCGGCGCGTTCGATAAACTCTGCCGAGGCTGCCAGTTTGAAGGTGCCGCCCTCTTTCAGATAACGACTCAGGTCAGCAAGCGAAGTGAGTTTGTTTTTCTCTGCCACATCCTGACGCACGGCGATGGTCCAGGTGTTATTTGCAGGTGCGGGCGTCAGCCAGATTAACTTGTTTTGCTCTGCATCGAGTTTTTTGACTTTCTCGTAACCTTGCTGCGCGTTTTTCCACGCTGCATCGTTTTCATCTTTAAAGAAAAACGCGCCATTGCCGGTATATTCCGGATAGATATCCAGTTCACCGGAAGTAATCGCCCCGCGCACCACAGGAGTCGTTCCGAGTTGCACTTTATTGACCGTCGGTACGCCGTGGCTTTCCAGTACCTGCAAAATGATATTGCCGAGCAGCGCGCCTTCAGTATCGATTTTTGAACCGACTTTAACGGGGGAAGCCGCGTGCAGCGGCAGGCTCACGGCTGCCAACAAAACCAGTGAACCTGCCCAGACCTTTGAGAGTGGCATGATGCTTTCCTCATTCTTTTACTGTTGTTTTCAGCGAATTAAGAGAAAAGCATAGTTGATAATGGCGGGATTAGCCTGAGCGGACGGATTCAGTTGCAGAATCAGATAAATACTTAAGAGGCATATTCGGTCCGGCGTTTCCTGCCGGATGCGGCGCGAGCGCCTTATCCGGCCTACAAAGGGCGAAAATTCAGCAAGTTAAGATATGAACATCAGGCAAAGGGCGCAAATGTCACGCCCTTACTAAAGCATTACAGCAACTCAAACTCGCCTTTCTTAACGCGTGCGGAATCAGTGCCGATAAAGACATTGAACTTGCCAGGCTCGGCGTCATATTTCATCTGTTGATTCCAGAACTTCAGCGCCTCGATATCAATCGGGAAGCTAACGGTCTGAGTTTCGCCCGGTTTCAGGGTGATTTTCTCAAAGCCTTTCAGCTGTTTCACCGGACGACTCATGGAAGCCGTCACATCCTGCAAGTACATCTGCACTACCGTGGCCCCTTCGCGTTTACCGGTGTTCGTCACCTGCACGCTGGCCGTCACTTTGCCGTCACGCTTCATGGTCGGCGCAGAAAGTTTCACATCAGAGACGGTGAAAGTGGTATAGCTCAGACCATAGCCGAACGG